GTTCCACGTGACACAATTTTTTGATGACGTGGCTGATGGTGATCCGGTGGAGCGCGATGATTTGAACATGGCGCTATGGAATACGCTGTATGCTTGCCACCACAACAGGTTCTTTATGGCTCACGGGGCTTATTTGTTGCCTCTGGTGGGTAGCATGATTCTCAAATGGCAGGCTTCCGATGCTGCTGAACGGTTGGGCAATGCTGATGCGCGATCTTTTATGTGGCGAGCAGGGTATTATGATCTTGTGCTCGCTGCCGTCCAGCTATGCCATGGTGTGGAATGCGCCACACAGAACGCTCACCATGTAATGGCCTTGTACGGTGAGAAGCTAGAAAATTACTTGGAGGAATTCAGCCATGCCTGATCCAGTTACCGGAACCGTAGTCGTAGGTTCGCAGCTTATCGGTGGAGCCATGGGCGCTCGGGCTTCTCGTCAAGCGGCAAGAGAGCAGCGCAGAGCGGCAGCGGATCAGTTGGCTTTGCAGCAACGCATGTTCCAAGAACAACAGGCTGCTTATGCCCCGTTCCGTCAGGCAGGATTGCAGGCGCAGAATGCCCTGTTACTTGGTCTTGGCCTTGCTGGTTCGCCCGGTCAGGAGGGTTACGGCGCGCTGATGAAGGACTTCGGTGAGGAAGACTTCAGAGCCGACCCTGGTTATCAGTTCCGGTTGTCGGAAGGCATGAAGGCGCTTGATCGTCAGGCTGCTGCAAGGGGCGGATTGGTATCAGGATCGGCTTTGAAGGCAACTCAGAGGTACGGTCAAGATGTCGCTTCTCAAGAATATTCGAACGCATTTAACCGATATATGGCAAATCGCGCATCTAAGTTGGGAGCTTTGGGCGGCCTTACAAGCATGGGCTCGGGAGCTGCTTCTGGTCTTGCCGGTGCTGCTGGTCAGTTTGGTCAGGTGGGCGGTCAATCGTTGGCTGACATAGGCAATGCTCGTGCTGCTGGCATTATGGGGCCTGCCAATGCGTATTCAGGTGCGTTTGGCAACCTTGCAAACCTTGGCATGACCTACGGCATGATGAACGCCTTGGGTGGTGGCGAAAGCGCAACGACTGGTGGAAAAGTTAAGGTTTCAAGTTATGAGCGGCCTCAAATAATCAGGGGGGCCAGATCTTCTGGGCCTAGAGACCTTGTTAGTTATGGGTTTGACCCGACAAACCTTTCGTGAGGTGAGAAATGCCAATTAATCCAAATATTGCGCTGAGCTTTCAAGCCCCGCAAATAGACGATCCGCTCAACAAGATGGCTCAAATTGAGCAGATCAAGGCATACCGTCAAAACGCTTTGGCAAAGCAGATGGAAATGGAATCTGCTATTCGCGAGCGCGAGATGAAAAACGCTCTGCGCCAGCGGCTGGCTAAAGGTGGAGAGCTTGGACTTGAGGAAGCTGCCACTTTTGGTGCTCCAGGAATGGACATATACAAAACCATGGCAAGCGCCAAAAAAGAAAGTGCGCTGTTTAATAAAGCCCAGCAAGACGCCTTGATGAAGAACATAGAGCTGGGCAGTCATCAGCTCAAGATTATTCCAAACAATCAAGAGGCTTACTCAAAAACCTACAAAAAGATTATCGAGACAAGCCCTGAATTGACCGATTATTTGGAACCACCTGAGCAGTTCGATCCAGACCCAATGACTGGAACGATTGCACGAGCAGTTTTGAATGCGGATACTTTGCGCAATAACGCACTGGAGCAAGATAGATTTTTGACCGGGCTTTCTGTTCGCAAAGCTGAAGCGGTTCTTAAAAACGCATTTACAGTTGACCCTGTTACTGGTCAATCCATGATTAAACCCGGTGCAGATATGCCCAGCGTTTATCAAGCGCTGGACATATTGAGACAATCTCCAAGGGGTGGTGCGCAAGTTCCTCCTCCTGCTCCTGCTCCGGCGCTTGATCAACCTGTAGATATGGGAGCTGGAGCTGGAGGATTACCCAGTGGTCGATTGCCACCACCTGGCGTACCCGATATGCCACCTGTTACTCAAGTAGGTAGTTCAATTGTTACACCTGAACAAAATAGGGAACTCAGAGAAAGAGCAAAATTAGAAGAAGCGACTGCGGCACAGAAAGGGAAAAACATAGCCAAGCGATTAGATGAAGAACCAAGTGTTCGTACAGGCGTTGTTGAAAATAGAAACATGGTTGAAAATACCATGCGACAGATTGACGATTTGTTCAACAGCGTAGGATTGAAAAAAGTAACTGGAAACTTTGCAGGTCGATGGCCAGAACTCACTGCGGTAGGCACCTTCAGCCAAGAAGCAGCTGATGCGAATGCGGCTATTGAGTCATTAAAAGCAAAATCGTTTTTGTCGTCGATTAAAAGCTTGGGTGCGGGTAATTCCGGGCTAAGTCCGATCACTGACAGAGAGGGTGCAAAATTAGAAGCTGCAGCCGCTACATTGCAACAATCTCAAGGTACCGAAGCATTCCAGAAAAATCTTATTGCGTTTAAAAAGCAACTAATTAAATCAAACAATTTAATTGCCAAAGAATACGCAAGAATTTACGGAAATCTTGAAATACCAGATTGGTCGCCTGTTCAGCCCATGTTGCCTGATGCTTCTGTTGCCAAGTTGAAAAATGATCCATCTGTTGACAACAAGAAAGTGTTTGATTCTTATTATGGCGAAGGAATGGCAGACTATGTATTGAAGGGGTCTTTCTAATGGCTAAAGATATCTTTGCTGAAGACTTTATGCCTTCGACTCAACCTTCCAAGGGTACAAAATCCAAAGATATTTTTGCCGAGGATTTTGTACCTTCGGCCCCTGCTGAGCCTGTTAAACGACAATATACGTTTTTGGAAACATTTCCTGCGGCTGCTTCTAACATCGGGGCTAGCGCTGAAAAGTTCTATGGTGGAGTGAAAGAAGCCATCATGAATCCTGTTCAGACAGGCAAGTCGATTGCTTACGCTGGACAACAGCTCATGAACTACATGACTCCAGAAGCGTACACTGAAGCCACTGGAGCGCCTATTCCGTTGCGACCGTTTTCTGCAGAAGAAAAACGAGAAGCAAATCGTTTCATGAGTCAAATGAAAAATGCGTTCTTGGATCGATACGGCGGGTACGAAGAAGCCAAGCGCACATTTGCAGAAGATCCTGTGGGGTTTGCTGCAGACTTGTCGACTTTCTTTTCTGCTGGAGCGACGGCAGCTCCTAAAGCCAGCGTGGCAGCGTCCACGTTGAACAAACTCAGCCGAATTAGCGACCCCATGAACTTACCCATCATGGGAGTGAAAGTAGCAGGCAAGAGCGGAGTCGCGATCACCGATCTGATTTCAAATGTACTGGACCCCAAGTCTGCGGCATTGATGGAGTCTGCAGGTGACAAAGCTCCTGACATTTTAAACGCACTGGCGAATGTTGAAACATTTGTCCCAGGTAGCAAACCCCTGGTGTCTCAAGCCGTAGCACCTGCCAGATCCGGTACATTCACTGCATTTGCTGAATCTGCCGAACGAGTACCCGGTGTAGGCGAAAAAGCATTGCAGCGACGGATGGAGCAGACCCAAGCCCAACGTGAAGCTCTCAGAACAATAGCAGGTGAGCCAGGGCAACTTGAGAGTCAACTGGCAACCCGAAAGGCACAATCTGCTATTGACTACCCTGAAGCGTTCCGAGACATGGTACGGGCAGATCCGACACTTGGTCAGCTTTTCAATGATCCTTACATACAGCGAGTTGTTCCAAGTGCGGAAGAACTTACGAAATCCAGAGGGATCACTTTTAAAACATCTCCGATCCAGTATTTGCATGACGTGAAAACCCGAATGGATCGAATGATCACAGATGAACCGGATAAAATTGTCGCTGAGCAAATGCTGAAAAAACGTGACGAGCTTGTGGATTGGATGATTACCAAATCACCAAACTACAAGAAAGCACGAGACACGTTCGCCAAAAACAGCGAAGGCATCGACCAGATGAAAGTGGGTCAAGCGCTTGAGGACAAGCTCGTACCCATGTTGCTTGTCGACGAGGCAGACTTGGTCAAGCTGAAAGGTAATGAATTTGGCACAGCGCTGGAGAATGCACCAGCTACACTTAAGAAGTCCACGGGATTTGCCCGATATAAGAAGCTGACTGACGTAATGACTCCTGACCAGGTTAAAACCTTGGAAGGCATTCGAGATGACTTGGCACGGGATCAAGTAGCGAAAACACTGGCGACAGCTGGCCGAAAAGCCGGTGCGCTTGATATGCGCAACTTTGTGAAAACTTACACGGATGAGATCAAAGGTCCGTCACTGGTAAGAACCTCGGTGGCTTTGACCAATGACATCCTCAAACGGGTCAAGGGTCAGATGAACGAAAAACTGGCGGTAGAACTCGCAGAAGCCATGCTTGACCCCAGCACCGCAGCTGAAGCACTGAAGAAAGCAATGGGTCGAGACAAGCGCGTCAAGATGATAACGGGAGCGATACAAAAGACTCAAGAAGGGGCAACAAAGGCGTTGCGAGCGGTTCCTCCTGCGTCATTCAATGCCTTGGGCGCTGTTCAGGAATATGAAAACCAAAATCAGAACGCATTGAGGAGCCGCTAGATGGCAACATTAACCCCCTTTCCAGTCATGCAGTTTTTCGACAACAACGGTGATCCCTTGGTTGGCGGCAAGCTGTACACCTACCAAGCAGGCGGCCCTTCTACCCCGCTGGCCACATATACCGACGCTTCTGGTACAACGCCTAATGCCAACCCCGTCATTCTGGATTCCGCAGGCCGGGCCAATATCTGGCTTGCCAATCAGCTCTATTACTGGGAGTTGACTGACTCCAGCAATGTGCAGCTCTGGACCGCTGACGATATAGGCTCGATCAACAGCAATGCTGACGTGCAAGGGCCTGCCTCTGCGTTCAACAATGCCGTGGCTCGATTTGATGGGGTTACAGGCAAGATCATTCAGAGTTCCACTGCAACCCTGTCTGACGCCGGTGACCTGACAATTAACAGCCTGACGCTGACGACAGACCTGCCTGTCACCATGGGCGGCACAGGAGCTTCCAGTGCGTCCGGAGCGCGAACCAACCTTGGCTTGGGGGACTTGGCTACCAAAAGCGATGCAGACTTTGGTGACATCGTGGTGTCCACCCAAGGCACTGTCTGGACCATTGATACCGGCGCGGTCACGGGCACCAAGATTGCTGCCGCTACGATTCCGGCCAGCAAGCTGTCTGGCGGTCAATCTGATTCTGGTAACGCTCCTGCCTATGCGGTGAGGGCTTACGCACTGACAGACAACGGCGGCACGTTCCTTTCAAATGGAAATTTCTCTGCACAGACCAGCCTTGGCACAGGATCAAAACAGTTTTTCATGGCAGCGCCGATGCCGGGCGGGGCCTATGCTGTTTCTGTCAACGGCCTTACTTCTTCTCTGTTTTTCTTCACTCCAAAGATAACAATATCCAACAGCACAGCCTTTGTTGTTGAGACATATGAGGATGGAGTGGGGGCTAATGACTTTTCTTATTACTTTGTGACGGTGGTGGGCTAAATGAAAATAGTGCTTTGGAAACAAGACAATGGAGTCGTGGCCTACACGGTTCCTGCCCCCGGTTTTGATGTTGAGCATGTCGCCAAAATCACGACACCAAAGGGCAAGCCGTACTATATTGTTGATAAAGATGTTATTCCCAAGGATTTTACGTTCCGCAATGCTTGGGAGCTTGATGAGAGTGGTACGCCGGATGGGGTAGGTGAGGCATGATTAAAATAAACCTGACAAAAGCCAAAGATATTTGCCATAAAATCCGCAGACAGGAGCGAGCTAAAGAGTTTGCGCCCTTGGATGAGGTGATCGCCAAACGCATACCGGGGCAGCCATTTGATGAGGTGGAGGCCAAGCGGCAATCCATCCGTGACAAGTATGCTGCCATCCAGTCCAGCATTGATGCTGCTGCCGATACTGATCAGCTGCATGTCATTCTGAAGTCGTTGGGCTAACAGATGGATTACCAGGCGCTGTTCAATATCGCATTAGGTATTGCCGGGTTCTTGGGAGGCTGGTGGATGAAGGTGCTGCATGAATCTGTCAGGGATTTGCAAGAGGGCGACAAGAAGCTGGCCGAAAAAGTCAGTCAGATTGAAGTGCTGGTAGCAGGGAATTACGTTCGCCGGGATGATTTTGACAAGTCTGTCGAAGCCATATTCCGCAAGCTGGATCGCATCGAGGATAAGCTGGACGACAAAGCCGACAAAGGGGGGCGCTGATGAAAGAATACATGCTTGAACGACTGAAAGAGCCGTCTACGTGGCGCGGCATCATCCTGCTGCTGACTGCTGCCGGTGTCCCAATTGCACCTGCCATGAGTGAGGCCATCATCTGTGTGGGGCTTGCGCTTGCAGGCGGTGTTGGCGTTATTACCCCGGACAAGAAATGAACCTGTCCGAGCATTTCACGTATGCTGAGCTGACCCGCTCTGATACTGCTGCGCGCCTGGGGCTGGATAACACTCCGCCTCCTGACGCACTGGAAAACCTGAAACGGCTTGCTGCTTTTTTAGAGCAGGTGCGGGCAGTGATTGGAAAGCCCCTGATCATTAGCTCTGGATTCCGCTCTGTTGAGGTTAACCGGGCAGTGGGCGGCAGCTCTACCAGTCAGCATTGCAAAGGCTGTGCAGCCGATTTCAGGGTGTCTGGCATGACGCCAAAGCAGGTGGTAAGTTTGATCGTTAAGTCCAAACTTCAATACGATCAGGTCATTGAGGAGTTTACCAGTTGGGTGCATATCAGCATTCCCAACAAGCCTGAAATAGGCCCACGCAAGCAGGCCTTGATTATTGACAGGCAAGGCACCCGGCCATTCACTGGTTAGCCTGTACTGCCAAACCCGCCTTCGCCCCTTTCGGTTTCTGACAACTCGCCCATTTCCAGTTTGATTGCAGGGATTGGCAAGATCATCGCCTGTCCTATCCTGTCCTGCTGCCTGACGTAGAACGGGATATCACTGTCATTGTGCAGCAGAACGCAGACCTCGCCCCTATAGTCGCTGTCTATGACCCCGACACAATTCGATAGCCTGATGCTATGCTTGGCGGCGTGCCCTGAACGGCTGAATAGCAGCATGACGTAACCCTCTGGTATCTCAAAGGCCAGCCCTGTCTGTATCCGGCCCTTGCATCCTGCCGGTATCTCAAGCGAGTTGCAGGCGTGCAGATCAAAGCAGGCGCTTCCCTTGGTTGCGTAGACGGGTGGCAATGCCAAGGCGTTTAGATATTTATATTTAACTTGCATTCAATATTCTCCATGCTGTTTCCCCACTGATCGGCCATGGCTTGTCCATCCTTGCTCTGCTGCTGAAAATAAATTCGGGTGGCGCCAACACGCCCAGTATTGGATGTAATCAGGGCAATGATTTTCTGCGAAAGACCTGTGGTCAAACCGTCTGCCTGTACTACTATTGCAGGGCGTTTTTTGTATGTTTTTAGATCAGAATTTGGAAATCTCACCAAGATTACATCACCACGCTTACATTTCATCGTATACCTCCATTCCTGGTGCATTCCAGTCCTCGGCAAAACCGCTGAAACGGAGATGTGTCTCGAGCGCCTCAACAGCTGTCCAGCCTAACTGCTCAATTTCAAGCATTTTAAATATATGCGTCGAGACAGTGCTCGACGTACCAAGGATGTAAAACGCTTTTCCAAAACATTCAGAATATTTTAAGTTTGCTGATTCGGTTGCCCGTTCGATTGCTCGCACCAGTTCGCGCATAGTGCAACCGTTGGGCGGCAATTCAAGATTGTCGATCTCCTCATCAGTCAGCGGCTTGCGGGCTGGTGGTGCTGAATACAGCACCGTCCCCACAGCCGGTATCCAGCCGTCTATTGGCTCAATGACAGGGTGTCCACCGTACCAGCCTGTGACGGTTCCTGCTGGCTTGCGGGCTGGTGGTGAGGCGTAGAGTTTATCGCCGTCATGTAGGTCTTTGTGTTTTACTAACCACTCCACAGTGTGTTGAGATTCGTCTGGATAGCCGCCTATTGTGCGTATAATGCCAGTCGGCTTTTGCTCCGGCTCGGCCAATGCTTCGCGTAAGGCTTCAATGGCGTCCAAAGTGTATCCTTTTTGCATGTGTGGATATTGCTTGGCGTGGTCTTCCATAGCTTCCAGCGCAATTTCCAGCGCCTCACGTTGTTTGCTCATACTCCCCCCTTCGCTTTGACGATAGCGGCGCGGGCGTTCTCAAGTGGTCTGCACTCATTGTCACCAGCCCGCTCATCAACGTAATCGGCAAGGTTTTCCAGCGCCTCCAGCAAATCAGGTGCGGCGGTGATCAAGCGTCCGTTGGCATCATCTTCGTCCTTAAACCCTCTCATTTCGCAAATGATTTTGCCGCCAGAGGATACCTCCAAGTTACTGAATATTTCCCACGGCCCTGGCGTGTGCTTGACAATATATGTCCCATTAATCTTTCGGATTGTTTCGGCACATTTTGCTGCCCAAAACCTGCCTTCTCCACTGCTGTCCAGCAAGCCGACGTGAGCTTCGCATAGCTTCGCACAGTCCTCTGTTACCAGAAGTGCAAACCTTGTCAGATCATCAATGTACTCTTTGCTGATATGTATGCTGTTAATGTCAGCCGAATCAATTACTCTTGCCTCGATTGCAAAATTAATTATGCTTTGTTGATTAATCATACTTCCTCCAACAACTTCTTACTCAATTTATCAACTACCGAATCAAGCGTTTCGTGCAAGTATTCCGGCATCATCTTTTCTTTTTCAACAAGCGACCATGATTCGATTGCAGACAGCAACTTAATGATTTCAAGCATGTCTTTTTTGCTCATACATCCTCCTTCATGTCGAACAGTTGAAGCAACTCTTTACGCAATGGCGACACGTCAAGATCAGGATGTGATTCCGCCAGCAACTCCAAATACCGCAGGGCAATTTGTGCTTGGTTTGGAGATTCGCAGCTGTTAATGACAGCCCACGCTTTTTTAAGTAAATCGTTCATTTCATTACCTTTATCAATCGTTGCAAATACCAGATCGCTTTCTCCGCGTTCTCTTTTGGGTTCCCCTTGTGATCCAAACGCCATAGATACTTGATGGCGGCTGCTTTGCAGTATCCTTTGAATTCTTCTGCGCTTAACGCTGCCTCGATTGCATCGATACATTCAATTCCACCCTGGGTGTAGTGTGGAGGATGGTTGACCATGTCGTAATGGTCGCCGTCATTTCCGTTTTGCCCAATGATATCGATTCGTTCTTCGTTATACATTGTATCACGCTCCTTTTTGTTTTGCTAACCGATATTCTTTGATTGCGTTGCGCAGCCCTGCCTGCGTTTCGGCTTTTTCGTCCAGAGCCAATGCTTGGGCTTGATCCAAGGTGTCATGCATCAGTATCCGATGGCAGATAACAGGCACGCCTTGCCCCTGACGACGCACTCGCGCATTGAACTGTTCATAGAGGTCCAATGACCAGTTAAGGCCAAACCACACCAAGATGTGTCCATTTTTCTGCAACCCGTCGATGCCGTGACCCATGCTGGCCGGGTGGCCGATCATCAGGGGGCAGCTGCCTTCTTTCCAGCGGCGCATGGCGTTCTGCAAGGATGTTTCGGATTTACACTCGGTGAGGTTCACAGGGTTCAACTCCTTAAACCGCTCCATGATGCGCTGGGCGTCACTGCGATACGCATACGAACACAACACAGGCGATCCTTGCGCCTCGTCAAGAATCTCCTCAAGGGCGTCCAGCTTAAGGTTGTGGATCGGCTCCCACAGAGGCATGCCTGCGATGGGGTACATGGCACCATTGGAGAACTGCAAGCACTTGTTGGTCAGCGCTGCCTGGTTGAACACCTCGATGTCTTTACCGCTGTCGAGCGTCAAGAAGAACTCTTTCTCAAGTTGGTCATACTTGGATCGCAATTCGTCAGGCATTTCGATTTCGATGTTGTTGACGATAAGATCCGGTAATGGGTTGTAGTCCTCGGCCGACATCTCTAGGGTGATGTCGGAGATCAGTCGTTTGATGCCGTCCTCGGTGTCCCGGTAGGGAATGTCCTTGCGACTATGGTCGTCTTTCTTATACCACTGGGTCATGAAAGCGGTCTTGAATTTACCCAGTCGAACGCCTCCGTCGACCACCAGGTATTGCCCATGCAGATCCTTGTAACCGTTGCTGGCGGGTGTTCCAGTCAGGCCGGTGCGCCAAATGAACTGATCCAATACGTTTTCATTCTTGCGCCCATTGAACCACGCATTAACCCGGTTGGTGGTGCTGTTCTTCATCTTGCTGACTTCGTCCCACACCACGCCGTTGAACGGAATAAGCTTGCCCTTATTGATGAAATACGTCTGCAGGGTTTCCGCCAACCATTTCATATTTTCGTAATTGATCAGATACACATGAGCTGGACGCAACAAGGCTCGTATGCGCTGATCTCGAGTGCCAGTCACCATGCTGAACTGCAGATGCTTGGTATGCACCCACTTCTCGGCTTCCTGTCGCCACACCAGCCGGATGACCCGGATCGGAGCCACAATAACCACACCTCGCAAGTATCCGACGTTCAGCAGATGCGCGATGCTGGTGAGCGTGATAACCGTCTTGCCGAGGCCCATGTCCAGCCAGAGCATGCT